GCTTGCTGTCTACATTTTTGGATAAAACGGGATGGTCCATGATACCAGTCAAGGACACACCTAATAAACGCTCTTCCTCTGTGTTGTCTTTCCATACCTTCCTCAAGTATTTAAAATCAGTCAGGGTGGACTGCATAGTTCCAAGAATGGTAGCTAGTCTAACCTTTTGTTTCAACGTTTCAAGAGTATCATTCTCCCGAACCACACACTCTGACAGGTTGCAAAACTGGTACGGGCGTAAGATTATCTCACTGCAGGGGTTCGTACCCCACATGTGTCCTGTCTCTCGTCTTCCATTACGAGCCACCTGCTTGTCAGCAGCCTCGCGATTGAACATGCCACGCTCGCCGGACTTGCTGTCGTACAGGGCAAGCCACTCACGCATGAACGTACCCATCTCTGGCTTGCTCTTGTAGGCAACAGAGTTGTTCGCCAAGGCTCGTTGTCCATTACGATATATTTGTTTGTCGGGTTCATCCCACCATTCACCAGCTTTGGCGTGGCGCATCTGGTCATCATTTAAATTAGATAGGCTAATCAAGGCTGACCTGCGAACGCCCCCTACAACGACTACCTCGCCCACCTTACACATGAGGTCGTGGCACTCAATAGGAAACAGTCTGCGTCCCGCTGCCTTCTTAAATATATTCACAGTAAAGTTGAACAGGTCAACTAGGGGTTGCGGCCCACTAGCCCTGCCCCCCATAATCTTTAGCCGCGAACCTGCCGGACGAATATCGGATACATCCCATGTGGGAATCTGTCCTGCGTACAACAACGCAACCAGTTCGCGGTATGACTTTGCCCACCCCGGCTTGCTGTCTGCTACCTTGATAACAGTGTCGGACTCGTTCATTGCGTCACTTATTACAGGCAGCTTATCTACATTCTCTCGTTCTACAGAAAACCCGACTCCGGTACCACACATGAGAATATACATGCACTCATCGAAGGAACGGGGATTGTCAACAGGTATGTAACTACAGTTGTAGCCACAGATATTGTCACGAGATAACGCAGAGCCTGCAGTCATCATTGCTCTCATAGACGGCATAACCCCAAGGGACAAGACCCCTTCCTCAACCTCTTTGACAACGTCAGAGGGAATACTAACACCACACTTTTCTTTAACGTGGCTAGTCATAAAGTCTATGTACCGCCCTACAGTTTCTCCCCAATGTTCGCGGCGACTGTCACTGTCGAGCCAACGAGCATAGCGGGATTTGTGAATGAATTGTTGATATACAGTGGGCAGTTGGTTGTTCATTTGGTTTCTCCTTGAACCTTTAATAATTTGTTTAAGTACCATGCGGCCTTGTTTAGGTCTTCTGTTTTGTTCTTGTAGCGTTCTCGCCATGTGTACTTTAGGTTGTTACCCTTACAGTACCCCCTAAATTCTTCTGGGGTTAGGGCTGCTTGTATGGCATCTATGCACTCTATTCCTGCACTGTTGTAGTGTGGGGGACTGTTAACCATGTCCACAACAACATTACCATAGGCTTCTTTGCCTGCTCGTTCATTCGATTCGGCAATCTTCTCTTTCATATACGCTTCATGTCGTTTCATTGTTTTTTCCCAAAGTCTACCTTGACAACATTCTCTTCTCTGGACAATATCTTAGGTTCATCCATACTGTCAATCTCTTCTTTGATGTCATCCATAATAGAATCAGCCACATCATAAAAGGCTATACGAGCCATGCCTGCTTTCATAACCCTATCAAAGTCATTCTGTAGCAACTCCATCAACCCCTGTTGAGCCACAAACCCAGCATCCATGAAGTCATCTTCTACATCATCTTCGATTATAGTGGTTGTATCGTAGGCAGTCAGGTTGAAGGTTTCATCATTAACCCTGCTCAGTATAATATACCATCTTTCAGGTAATAGGCTTGCCTTTTCAAACTCTCGTTCATCAGCCATTTGTAATCCAATCTTGAGGTATGTTACCTACAGCCCACGGGAAACCATAGCGGTTCGCCCAGTCAGCATAGGTTGTTTTGCTACCCCTGTAAATTTTGTTACTGGCTCGTAGGAACACGAACCGGATATCCAAGTCTGGGTGCTGCTGCTTAATAAGCTGCATCTTAACCCTGTCACCCTTATCTAGGTGGCCTTTTGCTTCTACATATATGCCTGTCTGTGGCAGGTAAAAGTCAGGTGTGTAGGTACGTACCTTGGGTATGTATTCAAACTTGTGCTTCTCATACTCAAAGGGTACATCACGGTTTGCAAGAGACTTAGCTATGTTAATCTCGAACGCAGACCTATATCTAGTGCCTCTCATAATCCTTGCAACGGAAACCCCGCCTTCATTCCGTCTAGCCTTTTCAACAGATACTGTCCTACTTTTGGGGAACGTTTTTCTAGCAGTGCCATCTCTTCTGATAGTAGAAGTGTCGGAAGGCATACAAGAACTCCTTGTCTAAGATGATGAATAATGATTTGAAACTCCTCTTCTATGAGCTTGATATCTCGAACCTCACTCTCCCAAGCCAAGGCTCCCCCTGCTGAGAAGTTATCACGCATAGTGAGGGGCAGGGATGTTTCCATCCTGCGAACATCAACAGTTGCAGGACCACCCCCTCGCTTCTCATGTGACTCCACAAACACACAGCGCATCTCTGGATTCAAGTCAAAAAGTTCGAGGGGATAACCCCGTGTGTACAAGATAGGCATGGCTAGGCAACATCCTTTACGTGCTTGGTGTACCAAGTGTACGGCTTGAACTTTGCCTTGGACGTTGCTTTAGGAGCGTGGACTGCATTCTTCCAACACATTGTTTTAAATGAACAAAACGTACATGTCTTGGGCATGAGTCGGTTACCCGTCTCTACCTTCTGCCCATCTACAGTGTGCATCTCCGGTGTTGACTGAAATGGAATCTTGAAGGGTGCATCATTCGTGATAGCTTCAACACGCCTGTTCGCATCCTCTAAGTAGGCTTTACGGTCTTCACTTTGTTCGAGGGGTGCCTCTACAAAGTCCCACTCACCATTGGATTTGTTAATTACAATCCATCCACCGAACCGCTTACCCTCTGATTCTGCATACAAATGTCCCTGCATGATGTAGCCAAAGGGGTCATCTTCCTTGATGACATCGTAACCACCCCGACCAGAGAACTTGTTGTCGTATGACCACGGGCTTGCAGTCTTTACATCCCACACTTCTTCTTCGCCATCCACATCAAGAACCAAGTCTAGGGTTCCATTGATGGTTTGACCAGCGAGTTCGAGGGAACACTTCTTCTGTTCATCTACAACGTTTAAGCCAGCGGCTTTCATAACCAAGATTGCAAAGGCTTCTAGTAAGTCCCCTGTTGCGAACCTGACTATATCATTGTAGGCAACATCCTGTTTGTGTCCCTGCTTCTCTAGTTGTTGTTGACATAGGGGACGACCAACACCCGACATACGAATGCGGTAGTCACCACGACTAGAAAACTGTTTACGCATAGCTGCCTTACAGTCTTCTCCGAACTGTTCTATCAAATGCTCAAGGCGAGAGGAGTCTATTTCCCCCCGCCCTGCTCTTTGTAGAAAGTCCTGTACCTCTACAAGCGGAAGCATACTACCCAGCCAGACGTTGTTCTAAGTCGATATCGGCTGGGTTAGACATTGCTTTCTGCGCTTGCTTATAGTCTTCGAACACAGACTCATTATGAGCCACGACAGTTTCACCGAACTTCTTCATAAGTTCCTTGTCACCGTCAGTGATGCTAACTTCCTTTACTAGGGATAGCTTTGGAGTCCAGTACACCACACCACCGTTCTTCTGCTTTTCAGTAGTAAAGTTAATCACTGCCTTCTGCATCATTATCTTACGGTCAGTAAGCTGCTTCTGAATGAAGTCGCTAACAGGACGGAAACCAGAACGCTTGAAGTATGCAATGAACGGCATAGCTTCGATTGGAGCCGCAACTCCTTGAGCATTCTTTGCATTGGGTGCATCCATAACTCCATAGATAACCTGATTACAGTTTACCGAACGACTCAACAAAACCTGCGGGTCATCAGGAGTTAGGGCTTCCTCTTCTTGCTTAGACAGCCGCCCACACTTATTACCCCCTAGGGTATCCGGGAACTCGCCACCTAGCTTATTCTTCTGAACAGACTTACAAGAGAAGCGACCCTCTTCTTGGTCCCATACAGACCACTCGAAGGTTCGAAGGAGAGGCCGTATCTGAACATCGTCAGCATAGACAACACCGGAACCGTTCCAGATTCGCCATGCTCCCCGTGGTAACGAGATACCGTCGTCAGTCTCCTGCTCGTAGTTAATGGTTAAGCGAGGCAAACCCATCTTAGGTTTACTATCGCCGTCAGCCTGCCCACTCAATTCCATGAGTGCTTTTTCGTTACCCTCATCAAAAGCGGTGAGGAAGTTATTCAAGTCATCATTTATCATTTCAATTTCATTTCCCATGAGTAATTCTCCTAGTTGGGATTTTGTACGTAAAAGGATTATACAGTAAGTACCTCTTCCAAGTCAAGCCAGTTTTTTCCTATTTTTAATTCGATACCAACTGGCATGTTGTATTCGATACCATACCTTTCCTTTGATTCCATAGGGATAGCTAACATACACTCTGCCATAACGTCAATACATTGTTTTTCTTCACTGGGGTATACGTCCATAACTATAGAATCGTGAACCGTGTTGCATATGACAGACTTCATGCCTAGCTCTCGTACCTTCCTATCTAATAAAATCAAGGACATAGGTAGTAGGTCAGCAGTTGCAAACCCTTGAACAGGATAGTTGCAGATTGCAGTGCGGTCAGTAGCCGTACCCCAATCAGTCCAACGTGCCTGTGGAAAAGCATACTGTCTACCTGATGGCAGTCGGATGTGCTTCTTCATAACAGCATGTTTCTGTAGCTCCTCGTGCCACTTTGTCACACCATTGTACTTTTCTTTAAAAGCAGAGTAATAACGTTTCTGGTCTTCCGTACCAGACACACCACCATAGAGCGGTTTGAAGGTATGCGCTTTAGCATCCTGTCGTGAGCATCCGATAACACTGGCAGTATAATTGTGAACATCTGTACCTATCTCCACATCATGTTTGATACCCTCATCATCTGCAAGGAAGCCTGCCACCCTAAACTCTAGCTGGGCATAGTCCCCTTCCAGTATCGAACCACCCTCGAACCTGCTTTCAACAGCCCGTCGTATAATGAAGGTAGAGCCTCGTGGCATATTCTGAAAGTTAGGATTGCGGCTCGAAAGGCGACCCGTCGCTGTAACACACTGCATAAATTCTGTGTGTATGAAACCCTCGCCATCCATGTTGTTCTCCATCCCCTCAACGAACGAACGAAGGTAGGTGCGAACTGCGCTGTAACGTATGTAAGCTTCTGCAAACTCACGGGCTTCTCCTCTAAGGGATGTGAACATACTCTCTAGGGTTTCTTTGTCAGTCTTGAATCCGGCAGCAGCAACATCGTATGGGTCACGAGGTACTAACTTGAAGCCCGCAACCTGACCTGTCGATGTATAGCGCACACCAGCCCCCTCACAGGGCTTACAGACTCTGATAGCCTTACCTAGCGTACCATCCTTCTTACGCGCTGTGTAGCGTCCCTTGCCCCCGCAATCGGTACATTGACTTCCGACTGTCTTGTACAGGACGGTTGTCTCGTTGACAACGTGACGTTTGAAGTCCGACTTCTTCATGCGGGTTCGTCGCTTGGGCTTCTTACCTGCCCCGCGAATCTCGTGACCTAGGTTGAAGATGCCAGCCCACTTGGTCTTGTTCTTTACCTTACAGGAGTAAAACAGTTTAGAACGGTCATCCGGGCTGTCTAGGTTAATAGGTGTGTCACCCATAGCATACGCAGCTAGTTCTTCTAGGCGGCGTTCTAGGGTAAAGAGTTCATCCTCATACTCGCGCCGAATGTCAGCGAGGGTAGTTCTATTTATCTTGATGCCGTTCCGTTCGATGCGGGACAGCGTGTCCGTCATCTCAAGCGACAGACGCAAAGTGGGCAAGAGTGTTTGGTTGTTCATTGAATAGTTCCTCAAATGTAGTGCCAAAGGCTTCGAGTTGTGCAAGGGCTACTTGCTCTGTGGAAATGACATCTGCCTTTCCATATGTTTCTATTATATCCCACGGTATGTCGTAGAAGGTCTTGCCTTCCTTAAAGTACGGCGCAACGAGGTCTTTCTCTTTTTGCACATCACTATACTTTTCTGCAAGAGCAGCAAGTGAAAGAGGCCACCTCTGGGAGCGGGCAAGAATATATTCTGCAACCATTGTATCATAGACATGTCCTTCATAAACGAATCCGCATTCGCGAATCCACGATAAATCAAACTTTATGTTTTGTCCCACAACCACATCAGCCCTGTCAAGAGCCGCTTGGAATACTTCGAAGGCAAACTCATGCGGTTCGCGAACACTGTGGTAGTAGCAGTGGTAGTGAACGTGCTGCTCGCCCAGCCACTTGTAACCATTTGAAACTAAAGAGTTTCCAAAGTACGGCAGGGCTGTTGTCGAGCCGTTGGCTTTGGGCTTGTGGGTAGTCTCTACATCAAAAGTAAGTACCCTCATTTCTTTTCTCCAAACGTATGTATCATGTGGCAGTTTGCACAGAGAACCCTACACTTTCTAACCTCGTCCATCAAACGTTTTAGTTTTAGGGTTACCATGTTAGATACATCCTGAACTTTTAGGGACGGGTCTAAGTGGTCAAACTGTAAAGCCGCTGGATGTTCATTGTATCCACACAGACTGCAGCCCTTGGCTTTCTTGTATATATTCAGCCATCTTCTTCGTATTTTTTTGATGCGTACCTTGTTGTCATGGTTTCTTTTCTTAGAGGCATAAAACTTATCTGAGCTTCTCCAATCCTGATGCTTACCGGACATGCCCCAGAACATCATGCCATCATCTCTAACATCACCGTGCTTCAGCATTAGTAGTACACCCCCCTCTGAATATCTATGTGACTATTAAACATACCATGCCACCCATTCAACTTGTTCTTGGATATACAAATGTGCCGCGTGGTATTCTCTTCTTCAGATGTACCGGTCTTACCTATGCCAATGATAACATCTGCCTCACCAGCCTTACCGGTTCGCGAACCATCTAACATAGCATAGTCAATGAACTGCCTGTCGTGGGCTTCAAAGCTTGCCTGACTAACCGACCACACAAGTAGCCTGTTACGTTTGGCAATCTCACGAGCCAAGACATAGGTTTCCTTGAGGCGTTCATCACCACGGTTGAACTCACCGCTCACCCTGAATTTATCTAGCTGGTCACAAAACATGACATCAGGTTCGTTTAGCTGGGCGTAATCGTTTAGCTCATCCATAGATGTACCGACAGAATCCATCACAGTTAGGTAAGGTTCTATCTCTTCTATGCACCTAGGTAACAAAGCCTCTGCACCTGAGTTCATCTCCTCGTATGTCATACCAAAGTAACTCTGTATGATACGCAGCTTTATCTTTTCTGCAGGCTCCTCGTTAGCCCAGTACACAACCTTTTGTTTTTGCTTAACATAACTGGCTGCTATGAAGGCACAGAAGGTAGTCTTGCCAACTTCGGGACGGGCAAAGATTATACCTAGGTTACCCCTGTCCATGCCAGCTAGGTTTTCTTGTAGTAAGTCCCACGTAAATGGAAAGTCAGGCGCACCCGTACCCTCTTCTAGTAGCTGGGTGAAGTCCTTGGACACCTCACTGTATGTGGTCTTGTCGGACATACGCCCATCCTCGACCATATCAATCAGGGTCTTGAGTTCGCCAAAGTGTTCGGACTCCCCCGTAAAGATGGCAATGGCTTTCTCACCAATCTGCCTAGCCCTGTCCCTAACCCAGAAGTTCTTGACGACATCCAGTTCGAGGGACATGTCAGGAGATATGTGGGTGGGTAGATTTCCTATTATGTCATACAGTTCGAACACTGCACTCTTAGGCATTGCCGGATTACGGTCATTGACTAGGGCAGATAACTGGTTAGGGTGTATGTCTATGTCGTAGGTCTTGTGTCCGTAGGTGATAGTATCGAACAGCGTTGCATAACGCCCCTCGAACATATCACGACTAACAATGTTCTTTACCTTACCATAGAAGTCTTTGTTTAGTATGAACCCAAGAACTTGTAGTTCAAGGGATATATCTTTCGAAGGTTCGTTTTCGTTCATCATCTGTCATATCTTTCACATCTTTGTTTAAAACAACTAAGCTTGTTGGCCTGATGGCCTGTAGTCTGCGAACAAGTTGCAAGCCCTTCTTGGTTGCATCCTTGTCTAGGGCTACAAGTAGCCTATCATATTTTCTTAGATAGGGCAAGTGACTGTCCTGCAGGTTGGTTCCCAGCAGGGCTACTGCCGAAAAATCAGAAGATAAACAGCACCCGCTAGAACAATCCTCGACAATAACTCCGACGCGGGCGGTGCCGCATATAAAAGGTACACCAGATTTTCCATATCTCCACCATTTAGGTTTGATGTTATCTAAAGTACGACCAGCCGCATCAACCACCTGTCTGCCATCCTTTATCAGGTAGACAACACGGTTCATACGAAAGTCGTAACGAATATCGACACGACCAGCAAGGTACGCATCGTAGGCATTTGCCTTCTTGACATAGGATTCGGCACGAGGTTCGCGGGACAGGGCAACAAACGTGTCAGGCAGTTCGAATGGTATGCTTGAGTTGTTGTTTGTTTCCAATGACTTAGTGCGTAACAGGGGGTGAACTGCAGTGTCCTTGCGTATCCTAAACCCTGTTCGCCCACGAACCCCACAGTCTGCATGAAAGCAGAACCATAAGCGTTCGCCCCCCGTGTCCGAAACACTGAAGGTATTCTTCTTGCCACACGCAGGACAGTCCATCCGTAGACGACCTTCTGGTGCTATTGACAAGTCAGTAACATAATCTTTTAGCCAAACTGTCATGGGCTATCTCCTATGCCCCGACAACTACCTGACAGGAAAACTTGTGTCAAGTACATTTTTTGTTTGACAAACGCTTGACAGCCATGTTACGCAATACGAACAGTAACCCTATAGGGAAACCCTACTATGAAAATAACTAATAAAATTAACCCTATAGCTAAACTATTAAGGGACAAAGAATACCAGAAACAAGTTGTACCTAATAGAAAGAAAGACAAGTTGGATAAACTGGCAAAGAAGGAACTTAACAATGCCAAGACCAAACAAGATACTTGAACCCACCAAGACATACAATCTACTGATGAAGGAACAGCAGTATGATAAGCTTGCATACATGGCACATCATATGCAAAAGAGTTCCCTCGAACAGGTTGCAGTTGCTGACTTGATTAGGGATGCCATAGATATATACCTAGAATCTTACGAGGATGAAAATGGAATCGTTGAAAACCAGAAAACTTGAGCTAGAGATAGTTCGCAGACAGTATGATGACAGGTGGATTGTCAACACACCAGCATCGTCTGTTCGTATTGGAGAGACAGACAGAGACACGGTAAGGAAGAAAGACTGTGTTGATTACTTGAGACTTGTTACAATCTTTATTGGAAAAAGTGAAAATGAATGTCGTTTGTGGGTTGACAGTAACAAACAAACACTGGTAAAACTAGGGACACCTTACGAAGTCGCTTAGTAGTAAGGTTGAACAGGGGGAGTGGTTACCCCTTGTACTTTCGTTGGTTGGTTGAAGAGCGGGGCTAGATTCATTTCTAGTCCCGTTTCTTTTTTTGTTGACACCCCTGTTTGTTTCCGATATTGGTTACTAATCAACTGCCAGATAGGAGAAACCAAATGGC